TAATAACCATCTGACTTGCTTTCTATACCTTATTAATAATGCTATGAATAACGTTGGTACTAGAATCAATATTATAAGATCAATCATTAAAAACTAGGAACTCCTAAACCTACTCCAGATGGTAATGGTGAAGATGTTCCCTCTGTTGAAGGTAATCCTAAATCTCCAAGGCCATCAGGCATGACAGATTCCATTACTTTACTTTTGACGTTTTCGATGATAGCATCCTTATTGAGATATACAACCCCAACAGCACCAACGACGGTGATAGATACAACACCACTTGCAATAGCGATTCCATTGATAATTTTCTGTAACATGATTAACCTTCCTGTAAAGTTCCAAAAGATCTACGTATTTCACGAAGTTCTTCAAAGTTTTTTTGTTTAGTACCTCCATCATATGACCATGCATATCCTTCGGTAATCATCATCTCGTTGAGAGACAAGTCGGAGTCTCCGATGTAACACCATCCCAGTAACCTCCCGTACTTCCCGACACCCCCATCAAGCTCAGTACGGATGATGAGATCATCGTCACCATCAATAGCACCTTCCAGTTTTTCTTTAAGCCAGTTAGTAGCGTCGATTCCAAGTGCCTTCTCCTCTAGATCACGAGTTCTCTTCTCAGGAGTATCAACTCCAGCGATGCGAACTCTTTCTTTTTTATATAGATCAAATCCTAGATCTATTGTTACATCTATTGTATCTCCATCAACCACTCGGTTGATCTCGATAACTCGGAAGTTGTAACAACTCTTCCGACTTGGTGGGGTCATTGCTCCCATTGTTAAATTCCATTAGTGCATTATTTATAGCATCAGAGGGTGTGGTCGCATTTCTCTCAATTTCACCCTTTCTCATATTTCTCTGAAACATCATCTGTATACTCTGCCAGTGATGTGGATTATAGATATCAATTTCACCTTTAAGTTGTTCTTTTGGTAATTCAACTGGTTTAAGTATTAAATCTCTCTCATCAGGACAGTAAGTTGGTTTACCATCCAAACGAGGACTACATGCATGTGCAGGTGGATCAGTCACGGGTGCTGTGCCACACATAGTCAAAAAGAATATTGGAATTATTGCTAACTTATTCATCTTTACCGTCCACTTTCATTACAACCACAGGTGCTATCACTCTGTGAAATTCACGGAAGTATTCTTCTCGATTCTTTGCATACTTTCGTTCTTCTTTTTTAGTCATTAGGAAAGAAATGATCGTATCTCATTATATAGTATATTGCTATTGTAACACAAACTAACAATATTGCAACCATTATATTAACCGACCAAGTAACCGTTTGAACTGCCATAGTTTAATCCTCCACCATTTTCGTTTGCGTTGAACTGGTAAAATTTCTTTGAACCTATGCATTAGATACCTTGGTCTTTATATCGAGAGTAAAACTCTTTTAATGATGATTGACATTGACCTTTGTTTTCAGTATCTGGGTCTTCATATCCTTTAATTCTTTTCCATTCATTATGTAATGCACCTAATAACCACGCTTGAGAAAGACTATGAGGTCCGTTTTCTAATAGTTCAAGATGTCGTTTGTTATTACAAAAGTTCTTTGCGTAGTCTTCTCTCCAATTTGAATCGTCATATGTCTTTTCCATTATAGTCCTTCGCTCCAAAAGTTATCTACAGGGGTGATGTTTCTTGCAACAAAATATAAACCAAGATTAGTTAAAAACCAGAAGGCATTTATAATCCAAGTGTTTCTCCAAAGATACTTTCGATTATATTCTACGATATAGATATTTCTTTCATTATCACCTTTCTTGACTATCTGCTCTAATATTAATGCAACTACAAAACCGATTGCGTAGATGTAAAAGATAAAATTTAGAAAGCTAGATGAAAGTAGTAAAAGAGAAACCATTAAATTGTTACGAGGTCATAATATTTATTATATCATTAAACCATCGACATTGCAAGTTGCAATTCTCTTGCGTGTTTGAGTTCGTCCTCTGCTATCTCCGCAATCTTCTTATCTTCTGGATGATATGCAGAATATTTTACATAAGTTTCGTATGCGTGTTTCTCAATTTTCATATTGATGTCATACGCATCTATTGGACTAATGAAATAATAAGCAACCATAATCCAATAGTAAAGAAGAACCAAGTGTTTAGCGAAGAATCTATCGATCCAATGCTCATTGCCTCCACGAGTTTCCATCTCCTCCAAGTGTTCTGTTTCATTTAATGCCTGATAGAAATGTTCCTTCATTAAGTATATATGGTCTTCTCCTCGTAGTCCAAGTGACTCACGAAAGTGAAGAACACTTATAAACGAGAAGTATGGTGCTCTTGCAATAACTTCAAGAACCCAGAATCTTTGAAAGTCTCTACCTCTGTAAAGAAAATCAATGATGTAAATTGTGGTGTCTAGCACCCAAGTGTTAAATTTTTTCATTCTACGTGAATAACTCCTCTCATACCTGCACCTGCGTGTGGGTCACATTGGAACTCATAATCTCCAGACTCTGGGAAAGTAACCTCGAAACTTTCCCCACCCATAAAAGCCAGGTCTGAATGTGATAGTTCGGGATGGTCTTTGACAATCATATTATGAGGTGGCAGTTCTCCGTTTACAAATGTAACTGTATCACCTGCACTAATTGTTATTTCGTTTGGTTCAAAGATTAGATTACCTCCAGAACCCATTGTGACTTCTGCTGCGTATGCAACTTTAGGACCTAGTGCGATTGCAAACATAATTGCAAATAACCACCAGGCTTGTAATAGATATTTAAATTTAAAGATTTTCATTAATCCTCTTTCTTAATTTTTTCCAAAGAAAAAGGATGTTCGTGTAAATACGGAACATCCTCCCTTGCGTGTCTTACTGCTTCAAAAGCGTCTGTGGCATATTCGCCTATTTCGTGATACTCATTTAGTTGGTCGTGCCAACCAAGTGTGTAATGGGACATGATAGTTTCAACTCCAGTACATTATTATTTAGTATATCATACTAGGTATAAATACGCATTTATGTGTGGACTCCCACACCTATCACACTCTTTTTCTTCTTATCTTAACAATCGAAATACCTGCTATTAATCCTACAACTATACCTAGAGTTGCCACTGCAATACCTGTGCTGAATACTAATTCAGTTGGAACCAATGGTTGTGTTTCCCAAGTGCCTGGTAATGTATACACTGATGGGTTTGATGCAAAAATCATTTCTTTTCCTCTTGTAAATCAGGTAGTTGCTCCTCTACCCAGTGGTCTTTGTTGTCAATACCCGCAGCTTCAACGTATCTCATAATATGTTGGTCTACTTGATGAAAGACAGGATGTAAATCTAAATCCATACGAATATCATGTGCAATCTCTGCAACCTGTTGCTCTGTTAGGCAATGATCAGGATGTAGTAAATCACAACAAGGTATCCTTGATTCAATCAATTCATTCAAATTGATTCTTATTTCGTAGTCTTGGTAGACTGCCATTTTGATTATTTACTTTCTCTATGTATATTCTAGCAGAAAATTTTAGAATTGCAACTTAACAATTCTTATTTAAGTCTTCTGCCATACCACCACCTATCTCTGCACCTTGATTACCACTGAACATAGTTACCCAACCAGCAGCAACCCAACCAATAATGGGAATATTAGCGACGCTAGGAGCAACACTGGCACCAACACTTGAACCAACGAGCCTTCCTGTTTGTTCTGCTCCTCCGATTGCTTTGATACAGGCTTCTGATTTTTTATCTCCTTCTGTAACTGTAATTGGTTTTGTGTGAACTGCACCGTCCATCGTGTATTGCTCAACGACTTTAACTTTGTTGTTAGCCAATCCAAGAAACCCACCTTTAGTATTGCTGTCCCTTTCCACACGCATTACTTTTGGATCGTTTGCTTTATAACTTATTTTATATCCATTATGTCCGACCTCTGCTTCGTATGATGTATAAGGACCAACTGGTAAGTTGATGCTTGGTAATTTACTTTGACGATTTGATAAAGAACCTATCATACCAATGTGGGATAATCCAATGAGTCCACCTAATCCCAGAGCGAACCATTTACCCCATTTCACTTGCTTTTCCATTATCCTTTCTTAGGTGGTACTGAAGGAGCAAGAACCATTGGTGCTTGTTCAATTCTGATTGTTTGTGCGGGTGCTGTATTTGCTGCTTTTTCGATTAATATCTCCATATCTTTCTTTGATATATTTGCACCACCACTAGATGCTGACTTACCTTTATTTTTTCCTGCCTCGACACCGAATGTAGCTAGAACCCCAGTAAAGACCGAAGCTATGAAAGTTGGATCAATCTTGTCCTGTTTTGCAAAACCAGGAAAAGTGACATAATTTAGTGTTAATATTCCACCTGCCCAGATTAAAATCCCAAGTCTTACAAAAGTACTCAGGATTGCCATCTGTTCTTCTTTATCGTCCACTGCCTCTTTTAGTTTCGCTAGAGGACCTTTAGGTTTTACAT